AACTGTTCGTCTCCACGAACTGTTTCTCAATACACACCCAACGCATAAGGAATGTGTCATACATCCACTTACTGTTGTCTTCCACACTGGTAGCGATGACCTCTTCAAGGTCAGTCTCTATCTCATGCATAGACTGGCTATCCTCATAATCTAACTGAGCCATAGCAATACCACCTTTATTACTCATTTTCTATCTCCTTTTCTTTTACACGCATACAACCACCCTTGAATCCAGTAGTCGTTGTCCAACATCCTCCATGGGTGTAGGATTCCACACCTTTCACACATGAAGGACTCATCGTTGTCAGTACAAATCACATCTTGTACCCACATCAGTACCACCTACTAATCTCATCAGCAATAACCATTAACCCAACAATCAACATAGACCAGGCAAACCATCTGTAATTATTACGAACTACTTGTCGATGTCTACGCAACATCTGTAATCTCCTTTCTAGAGACAAAGCAAAGGCTCTCTGCCGCAAGGCAGAGAGCCGAAGGCTAACCTATTTGGTTAGGCTAGCCGATGCTGATTCAATAACAAACTGGTCTAACCACTTAGCACCTTTTTCACGAGGTGCACGCTTTGAGTGATAACCAGTTATATGGAACACTGGACTATGCAACTGTGGTTTACGTTCACGTTGTTCACCTTCTTCAACAGTGAACAGAACGTCACCACCAGTTGCATCTGGGTTGCTGACACTGTCTGTACCTGAAAAGACACTAGCAGTATCACCCCAAGCAACAAACGCTCCAGACCATTGGAACTTGTCGGTGACCTTGTCACGCACGGTCATCCAACCGCGAGTGCCAAGTACTTTGCCATTCTTTGCGATGGCTTGCATGTTACTCACTTGTACATTTGCGTACTCTGTGCCCTGCATTATTTCTCCTTTGGTAAGGCAGTTCTACGAACTGCGTATTGGGCTTTCACGTTTCCGCGAGCGAACCCTGACGCAGCGCCAACCGCGTGTGGTGGCTCATACTCCCGCGTGATTTACAGCACACCGCTCCTTTTGGTGTTGTGTAAATCATGCATGAGACAACACAACGGTTGCCCCCCTTGAGGGGGTATGCGTTGCGATGGGTGAAGCGAAGCAGTGAAGCCCAATCGCAGTCGTTGCCTGCACAAAGGAGAGCAGGGCACACGCAAACAAGTGAGTGCAAGCCAAGAATGGCAAGGCACTCGCAGCGTGACAACGACCCAACGGTCTGTTTGTTGCAGGACTAACAGTCACAGACAGACAGCAACCAGATGTCACCGTCTGACTAGTGCAGACTGAGGTCCAAGACAGGAGTGGTCAGATGTGACACAGGTACGTCGCAGGCAGTCTGCAACGGACCCCAGAGTGTTTAATCTGGACCACAACGTATATATGAATCACCCAGTATATTTTTTTGTTACGGTGGTGTAGTCTGTTTTTGTTGTTTTTTGGTTTGTTTTATAACGTTTTGGTGTATTGTTGTCCGCTTTTGTATTTTGGACGGATTAGTATATAGTGAGGGGATAAATATTTTATCCCCTCTGTTACTGTAAAACAGATGTTTAAAGCCTTTAATGGGCTTTAAACATACTGTTCTGTAACTGTTACAGTGTGCAGTATTTTAGAGTTACGGATAGGTGTAGGTATGGGGTTCCAGAAAGGTAAGGAGCACCAGAACGCTGTTGATTCTGTGGAGGCTAAGAGGTTAGTTCTTCAGTATGTTTCTGAGGGTGTTGGGGTTCAGCAGGCTATTGGGCTTGTGGGGCGTCAACCTGTTACCCTACGCCAATGGATGTCTCGTGACCCTGGGTTTGCCCGCAAACTTGAGGAAGCCAAGGAGTCTGGGGCTTCTAAAGATTTATCTGGTGATAAGTATCAGATTGAGTTTTCTGAGTTTTCTAAAAAATTTTTGAACAGTTCTATTTTTGCTCACCAACAGAATTGGGTTGATGTGTTGGAGGGGCGTGAGCCTTCTTGGCTTCACCCTAGTATGGTTTATGAGCCTGCTGACCCTACAAGGTTGTTGATTAATGTTCCCCCTGAGCATGCTAAGTCAACAACGATTACTGTGAATTATTCTACTTTTAAGATTTGTATGGACCCTGACAATACTCGTATTATTGTTATTTCTAAAACTTTGACTAAGGCTCAGGAGTTTGTTTATTCTATTAAGCAACGTTTGACGCATCCGATGTGGGCTAAGTTGCAGGCAACGTATGCTCCTCCTGGTGGGTGGCGTGAGGATGCTGATTCTTGGAAAGCCAACGCGATTACTCTTTCTCGTACTTCTACTGAGAAGGACCCTACTGTTCAGGCTTTGGGTATTGGTGGTCAGGTGTATGGTGCCCGCGCTAACTTGATTATTCTTGATGACTGTGTGACTGGGGCTAATGCTCATGAGTGGGCTAAACAGTTAGAGTGGATTCAGAAAGAAGTTGTTACTCGTCTTGATGACGAGGGTGTTTTGTTAATTGTTGGTACTAGGTTTGCTGCCACAGATTTGTATAGGGAGATTCGTAACCCTAAGCATTGGTCTAATGGTAAATCTCCTTTCACTTATTTTTCTATGCCAGCAGTTTTGGAGACCGCTGAGGACCCTAAGGATTGGGTTACTTTGTGGGCTAAGACTGACCAAAAGTCTGGCACTAAAAAAGACCCTGATGAGAATGGTTTGTATCCTAAGTGGGACGGTCCAGCCCTGTATCGTCGTCGCGGTGAGGTGACTCCTAGTACTTGGGCTTTGGTTTACCAACAGCAAGACATTCAAGAGGATTCTATTTTCAAACCTTCTTGTGTGCAGGCTTCTACTAATGGTATGAGACGCACAGGTCCTGTTAACCATAAACTTCCTGGGCATCCTAAAGATGGTGACTTTTATACCATTATGGGTATTGACCCTGCTATGACTGGTAAGACTGCTGCTGTTATGTTGGCTTATGACCGTAGAACACATATGCGTTATGTGTTGGATGTTTATAACATGGTTGACCCTAATCCTCAAAAGGTTCGTGCTTTGATGGAAGATTGGGTTAACAAGTATCATCCGCAGGAAATGCGTGTTGAGATTAACGCACACCAGAAAGCGTATGCGTTAGATGAAGAATTAAACCAGTGGTTAACGAACAGGGGTATTCAGTTCCGTTCACATTTTACTGGTAAAAATAAATGGGATGTTGATTTTGGTGTAGCCTCTATGGCTGCTTTGTTTGGTAGTGAACGTGATGGTAAACACCAAGATGATAATTTGATTGAACTTCCTTCTGCTGAAGGAAATGAGCATGTTAAGGCTTTAGTAAATCAATTACTTACCTGGTCTCCAGGTGTAAAGAAATCACAAGCAACTGACTGTGTGATGGCTTTATGGTTTTGTGAAATTAGAGTTAAAGAGTTAATCCAACAATCTGGGTTTGCTCAATCACATACGTATAACAGATATGCAACAAAGGCTGGTATACGTAATAGAGGAACAGTTAATCTAGATGACCTTGCTGCAGCACAATATGCTGAAGCATACTTATAGGAGTTTGAATGGCACTTGATGTGCAACAGATAGCAGATAAGGTTGAGGCGTTAAAGCGTCGCAGCCAAGACCGTGATGTGCGTATGGCAAATGTTTTGTCTGTGCGTCGTGGTGAAATCTCTAACGTTTACCCAGATTTTTTCCCTGAAGGTATGCCTTCACCAATGATTGCTAACTTCATTGATGTTGCTGCTAGGGATTTAGCGGAAGTACTTGCGCCGCTTCCTTCTATTAATTGCAGTACCACTAATACAACTTCTGACCGTGCTAAAGCACAGGCAGAGAAACGCAGCATGATTGCGAACTATTATGTTCAATCTTCACGTCTGCAGACACAGATGTATACAGGGGCTGATTGGTTTCTTACATATGGCTTTTTGCCAATCGTAATAGAATTAGATGTTAAAGATAATCAGCCCCGCATCCGTGTCGATAATCCTTTAGGTGCATACCCTGAGTTTGACCGTTTTGGTCGTATAACTTCTTATGCTCGTAGGTATGTTAAAACTATTGCTGAGTTAGTTGCAGAGTTCCCTGAGTACGAAAATCAAATCATTGGACCTATGGGTCGTGATATGACTGATAT